AGAAACTGATACCAAGCATGGGGTATGTACCGATATAGCGAGCACCGTTCTTGAGCGCCTTGGGTGCGATAGTCGCGATATCCATATTCTTTACGTCAAGCTGTTCCTTGACATTCGGATTGTTGATAAACGCATTAGCCACATCCTGCGACATAATCATTATATCTGCCTTGACAAGACCGTTCTTGGAGATCTCATCATACCAGCGCTGAATATCCGCAAAGGGATCAGATGCAGGATCGCTCCACTTTGTGTCAAGCGTTTCGAAATTGCTGAAACCAAAATCGATATATTCATCGATTCCCTCACCCTTTACAGTAATTCCGCCCGAGAACAGAAGCTCAGCACACATTACCTCCTCGCGGCGCGTGATGGAGTCATCCATTTTGCTGAGATCTTCACCAAGCTGTCCCATGCCGCGCTGCGTAGGTGTAAGCTCGCTGTCAAGATCTTCACCGGGTGCTCTTTTCATAAGCTCGTCCGCTGTTGTAGCCATTTCAGGCGAAACCAGTGGAGCAGTATACTCCTTGGTTTCGTAACCCTGGTTGCTGATAACCTTGCCGCCCTTTACGGGATGAACAAAGGGAGCAACCTCACGACCACCCATAACAACGTCGAAAAGCACCTTTTCCGTGTCGAATGTCTTAACATTCCTGAAGAAAGTATCACGCAGGAATGTTGTAACAGGCGCGGTTCTTTTGATAATACCCGCAAGATGACGGGTTGTATAGATATCATAAGCCATTTTCAGACCCTCCTTTTACTTAAGAAAAATACCGAGCTTGCGGAACGGCACCTCAAGATCAGCCGCCGCAACACTCGCAGGAAGCGTAAGAGCAGAGGCAAAGACCTCGCCCGTCAGCAGTACAGGTACCACTCTGCCGTCCTGAACAGCCTTTTCGTCAGCCTCCTCCAGGGCAATGCCGTAAAGTCCTGTATCTGTTGCTGCTGTGAGGCTTGCAAGCTTGCCGTCAGAATCAATAGCAACAGGCTCATACTTTGCGATGACTGCAGAAGCCGCCTTGCCGCCTGTCATACGCGGATACTGTGCGCCCGCATAAAAATTTTCAGGCTCATAAGAGTGAGTTTTTACATCATAAAGACCCATAATCCTTTACCTCCTTACGCGTTGAAAACAGCGTCGAGATCATCCTCGAACTGCTTTTCGTCGGAATCGCCACCAGCAGGAACGTGTACGCTGCCGACATCCTGAACACCTGCTGCGAGCGCGTCAGCCTGTCTGTTCTTGATAACCTCTGCGCCTTCCTTCTTCATTGCCGCAAGGATCTTGACAGCGAGCGCGTCGCCCGAAATAGGATTATCGTACTTTGCATCCTGCACAAGATCCTCATAACCATCGTAGGAGTTTTCCTCGATGTTCTTGATCCTCTCGCGCTCAGCCTTTGTTGCTGCATCCTCGATGGCCTTAACGACATCGGGATACTTCGCCCTGAGTTCATTCTCGTTCATAGCCTTATCTTCCTCCTTGTTAGTAGTTGAATTGATTATATTGCCGCTGCCCTCGTTCTCGTTCAATGAGGAACAGTTAAGCACATTCCTAGGAATTTTGCTACTATATTCTCCGAATTCCACCGAGTTTACAAATACCCTGCCGTTGCAGTTCTCGACCTTCATATCGTCAAGACCGAAAAGCTTATCGCAAAAACCGCTTTCAACAGCTGTTTTTCCGTCATACCACGTTTCAGCATCCATGATTGCGGAAATATCCTCGATAGACTTGTTTGTTTTCTTGGCATAAGCCTCAGCAATAGCGGATTTGACTACGAAAAGCTCACCCTGCAGCTTTTCAAGGTCGTCGCTGTTATATCCACCCCAAAGGCAGACCGACGGATTATGTACCATAAAGCACGCCGCCGCAGGGATCTCAATGCTCTCGGCTGCCATTGCAATGACCGTAGCAGCCGAAGCCGCCCAACCATCTATTATCGCCCTCACCGCTACACCGTTTTTACGGAGCGTGATAAGGCGGTTGTAGATAGCGAATGCCGCGAAAACGTCACCGCCGCCGCTGTTTATACGCACATCCAGTGCCGAAATGTCACCGAGAGCCGACAGATCCTCATCAAACTGCTTAGGAGTAACCTCATCGCCCCACCAGCTCGACTGCGAGATATCACCGTAAAGCACAAGCTGCGCAGGCTCGTCAGTATCAGCACTGTTAGTAAACTTCCAGAACGGCACTGAGTTCTGTTTCTGCGGTCTTGCCGTCGCATTTATAATCTTAATCGGCTGTTTCATTCTGTGATCTTGCCTCCTGTAATAACTGATTTTCCGTTACCAGCTGACGGACATTCGCATAGAAGTTGCTTCCTGTCAACTCAGTCGCTTCGCTGTCATGTGTCGAGAAGCCGTGCTCTGCTCGCTGGATAGCCGCATTTACTTCCTTAAGCGGGTCAAGCTGTCCCTGTGTCGGACCGTTCCACTTTGCGCCACAATAAGCCTTTCGTACAAGCGGATCAGTAAAGAATCCGGGCGCCTTGATCCTGCCCTTGGCTACAGCTTCCCACATCCACTCCTCGAACACTGGCTGACAGAAGTCATTTACAAGCCATCCACGATACATCGTGAAAAGCTTCCATGCTTCCAGCAAGGCACCACGCGAAGCGGAATAATTACTCGAAAAGTGCTTTGTCAGCACCTCGTATGGCACTTCCAGTGCCGCGCCGATCTGACAGGATACCGCCTCGACGAATCCGCCGAAGTTTGCATTTGGTCTGCCTGGTGTTACAGGATTTGCCTTTTCGCCCTCCTGCAGATCTATAATAGAGCCATTTCCGAGATTGATATTGCCGCTTACAGGACTAGCGAGACCAGCAAGCGGATCGTCTGTTTCCTCTCCGAAAGGTGCGTCATCGCTGACGCCCTGCTTTTCGATGAATACCGTAAACAGCCCCGATACCACTGCCGCCATAAGCTCAGCGTCGGTATATCTGCCAAGCTGCTTAAGGGATTCGATGACAGGAGCCACGAAAGGCAATCCACGTATCTGTCCGATACGCTCACGATTTGCAAGGAACAATACATTCCTACGCCCTGTTTTCTCGCCGTACACCTCGACCCTGCGCCACTCCTGAACACCACGATGTTTGCAATTGATTGCAAAAGGGTGATATTTTGAGATATGGAACGCTACGAGTTCACCGAAGTAGTCGGTTTCGGCACCGTCATGAATATTTTCATCAAAGGAAAGCATCTCAGGGGTCGATATCCTGTCCGCTTCGATAAGCTGTATTGTCAGCTCGTACACAGAGCCTGCTCGCTGCTTGAAAGGCAGCAGCGCTACCACATCACCTGATAAAAGCCAATTCAGGAACGCCATCTGCTGAAGCTCGTAGAAATTATCCATCCTCGAAGCATCACAGTCGGGACTGTCCGCAAACAGTGAAAACTCGCGCTCGATCGTCGCCTCAATATCTCTGGCATCTTCTTTCGATATACCGAGATATTCGTAGTCGATCTGACTTTTCAACCGCAGACCGCTGCCGACAACGTTTGTTCTCATTGTCTTTACAGCACCCGTTGCAAGCGGTGCGCCTGCGTACAGATCACGCGACCGCTGCCGAAGCACATCAAGATTATCGTGGATATCCTCGTCCGCTGAACCGCCTTCGAAATTCCAACCGCGCATCGAATTGCGCGATAGACTAGCACCATAATTGCCATAGCCGCTATCAAGTATCTGCAGCCTTTTACGCGCCGCAACTCGTTCCAGCGCCTTTTTCGGAGATATGGCCGCTATAGTTTTATCAAGAAAATTCATCAATACCTCCGATAGATTTATTGGAGATAAGCCGCAGGGTGTGCCCTGCGCCGTCGGAGCGCCGCCCCGAACACTTATCGTTTTGATCTGTGCCCTTCACAGACGATACCCTGTACCGCCTGCAAAGTGAAAGGACAAAACATGAACAGTACCACCGCACAGAAAGGGCGGGCGCGCGGAATTGAACCACGTCTAGGGGCAATTGCCTCCCCAGGAATAACCTTATCACCCGCATATATGCCCCTGCGCCCGATATCACAGGGGCGAAATCATCAAAAAT